CCGGTTTTTTTAATCGATGATGGATCATTTTTGTACTTTAAGTACCTATCCATAGCACCAGATTGTAAACTAGCTGGTCGTACACCAGCGATAACAATTGATAACTCCCAAATATTTTTGGGTTGAATTTTAGATAACCAATTTTGAACTAGCAAACTTTCACATTGAAAAACTCCATTAGTCTTTCCGCTTGCTATCAATTCCCATGTTTTTGAATCGTTAATTGGTAGATTTTCTATTGATGTTAACATAATACCAGTTAAAGTCTTTTATGGGCAATCTCTTTTGTTTTTTGCCCCAAAAAAATACATCTTTATATCCTAATAATACCGCCTCCATATCTGAAGGTTTTAATATAGTATATCGTATATTTTCGGTATCAATACCCATAAACATTACAACGCAACAATCTTGCCTTATATATGATTTTAATTGCGAAGTTTTTAAATGAAAAACGTTTAAATCTTTTCGGCAAAACTTGATTTCGATTAATCTATCTCTACCTTTAATTTTTTTTAATTTAAAGTCGGCACTTGTTGTTATTTCTTTATCGTTTTCAATTAATTTTCCACTATTATCTATACCGTTATCGACAAAAGTATAGATATACGCACCTTTTCTTTTGTTTAGGTCGTCTACATATATATTCATCAACTCGCGTTCAATTTTCGTACATTCTATTATATCGTCGGCAAATTGATTTTTAGTACGATTATCTTTTCTGTAGTTCAAAAGCAGGATATAACTTTTCAATCATATCCAACATGCACGATTATTTTATTCGTTATTAATTTTTATTTTCTTTTTGAATTGTCGATAAAGTTTCATAAATCTTATAAAAGCGTTAGCACCCAATCTTACATCTTCTAGTGCATCGTGAGTAGAAGCTGTTCTCTTCATACCTAATATACCCATTAATGAGTCTAGACTATATTTAGAAACTTCTGGATCAGATTCGTATAAAGTAAAAAAGCAAGCCCAAGTATCTAATGATCTAGAACAGAAAGGTAGACTGTCTCGGTTTTTATATAGTTTGTGTTCATCTAATAATGCGTGGTGCATCATCATTAAATCATACGCTACATTGTGAGCAACCATAATGGGCTGACCCCAATACTTTTTTCCGGGAGTATTGTTATATGAATTAATCCAATCCATAAATTTTTGTAAACCAACTTTAGGCTCAAAACCTTCTTTTTGACATCTGCTCCAAAGTTCTGGTCCAAGTATCTCTACCGCTTCTGGACTAGCTTTTTCTGGTCTTTGAGGTTTTAACACTATTTCAAATTCGCCGTTTTCATAAAATTCTAAAGTAGCGGGGTTAATAGCTTTAGCAGCTATTTGTATAATCTCGTGCCCAGCTCTAGGATCGACGCCTGTTGTTTCTGTATCAAAATATATAAATACTTGTTTGTTCAAAATGAAAACCCTTCTTCTAAATTTTCGTCAGATTCCGATTTTTCCTCTTTATTTAGATTTATTTTAATTAATTCCTTATTAGTAAAATTCCCATAAGGTTTTTTATCTAATAAATAGTAAACTGTGTTACTTTGTTCAATAAGTGTTTTATCTTTTAGTTTTAATCGATCTAAACTCCATTCGCCAGTTTCTACTTGATTAACTGATTTTGCATTTAATAATAATTGCTTGTATTCTTCCTGTGTTTTTTTAGGCCATATTTTTTCTTGATTGTTAAAAGTTAAAAATACATGATAAGGAAGTTGATGCTTTTGAAAAATTTTACCAGCTATATATTCTATTCCATAAGATAAAGATGTAGCAAGCTGTACATTTGGATTAGATTTAACAAAATCTTCAATATATTCTTCTATTAATCCTAGTGCATTATCCCCATAATCAATAACTAAATCTTTAGGTCGTTTTCCTATAAAACATATTGTTGATTTACTCATATTATTAATTTACCAGCCTTATTTGAAATATTTGGAACGTCATTAGCTATTACTAGCTGATTTTTCATTTTATCAGCTTGCATTTCCATCATTTTAATATATTCTTCTCGTAATGAGTCTATTCTATCAAAGGCTTCTTTTAAAGAGCTGACCTTAATTACAGCGGACGCCTCCATAATTCCCATTTCAGGATGCAATACGGGAACAGGAGTTGTATATTTAACGTCTTTTTCATTTTCTGTATTCGTTAGCACTTTTATTTCTTTACCTTCGTCAGATAAAAATTGTTCTACTTTATATATCATAATTTTCCTCTAGTTCGTAAGTTGTCATCTCTGGTTCATTGGTATTCTTATTGACCATTTTTATTATCTCATCAATTTTAGAATACGCAGCTAATGACAATAGATCATATTTTACAGCACCGCAATATTCAACGTCCTGCATTTTTAGTCCAACAACGTCTAAATCCTTTTCGGAATCGTAATAGATTGGCAAAAAATCTTTTAAAGGAATGTCGGCTAAAACAAGTCCGGCTGCGTGTTGACTAAAACTACGGTTGGTGTTATTTAACCGAATAGCTATATCAAATTCATTTTTATATTCTTTATAATAATTTGATAAATCTTCAATGTATTCTATATTATAGTTAATAATATTATATTTAGAGTCTACCTGCTTTAAATCTTCTAGTTCATCTTGGACTTTAGATTCGTCGATCATTTTAGATGTAATTTCATTCGCTACATCAAATGATTTTCCTCGAATTCTAAACACATCTTTAATAGCCATTTTTGCTTTAATTTTACCAAACGCAGCAATATGGGCTGCTTTATCATGACCGTATTTTTTATATATATAATCTTTTAATTTATCTCTAAAAGAGATAGGAATGTCTATATCTACGTCCGGTAAAGCGTTTTTGCCTTCAGCTAATCGACCTTTGTTAATAAATCGAGAAAATAATAGAGATTTATCAGAATCGTAAGGAATATTTGTATCCGGCCATACAGGGTCGATATTTGTTACGCCAGTCAAATAGAATACTAAACTTCCTACCGCAGATCCTCTTAGTCCAACACATGCGTTATTGCTTTTCGTAAAATTTGTAAAATCTCGAACCAGCAACATATAGTTAGAGATATTATATTTTTTTAATGTGTCTAGTTCTTCTTTAACTCTTTCAACATATATCGTCTTTAATTCTGGATATTTAATAAAACGATCATTCATCTTTCTTTCAGACCAACCTATACGACATAAATCAGTCAGATATTTATCAGGATCAACCTCTTCGTTTTTTTCATTCTTAAATACTGGAAGTCTGGACGGACTAGAAATATCATATATTTCAAATTTATCAAAATCTACCCATTGCTCAGATGAGTATTCTTTTAAGCTAAAGTCATTATTATTAAAAAATATTTGATATTCTGGATAATTTTTCAATACGGAATCTTTATTGTCAATGTCCGTCTTTAGTTTATTGCATATTAATATTTGTTGAAAAGGCAGGTCGTCTTTATCAACATAATATGATTCTGATATATTGTCGTCGCTATACAGAAGATATAAATTATTATCAGATTTTATAATTGATAAATCTTCGTCTTGTATATGACTGTTTTTATATTTTAAAAAATGATCTTTAGAATTAAGTCTAGATATAATCTTTACTAAAGAAAACCATCCATCTCTTTTTAGAGAAAGTATATGAATTTTTTTATTGTTATAAAACGAGGTAAATCCAATTATCGGTTTTATTATATTGTCTTTATTCTTTTTATTATTTTTAAGCACCAATTGTATAAATTCCGGACAACCAGCTACAGAATTATAATCAGCTAAAATAACATACGGAAGCTTAAATTTACAAGCACGATCTACAATTTCATCAATATGACTAAAAGCTTCTTGTAAAGAATAATGACTATAAGTAATATGGATCATTATTTGATAATTCCCTTTTTGTTGTTTTTAAACACTCGATTGCTTTTTTTACCATTAATAGTTAATGATTGAATCTGTAAGGCTGCTTCGTTTAATCCTAATTTTTTATACATATTATAATATTCATCACAAAGACTGACTCCGTTTTCATTTTCTGTTTTTCCAAAGTGACAAAATTTTCTACATTTGTAATGAAATTTTTTCTTATCGTCGTCATCTTTTAATCTTTTAGGATCGCTATCTATAGAAATAACACGAAATATTTTTCTAATTTTGTCAAGGATTTCTTCTTCATTAGATTCATCCAGTGATATAGTATAAGGTCCACCGTCTTTTAGAAAATATAGTGTTAACAAACGTTTTTTATCTGGATATATATAGTGTGCAGCAAGATTATAGATTTGAAGCTGTAGATCATCGTGCATATTATGTACATCTTTAATTTTTCCCGTGACCCAATCTTTTCTTTGACCGGTTTTATAATCAACTATTTCTATAACAGAATCGCTAGAGGTACATATTAAATCTATAAAACCTGTAAGTTTAAAAAATCCGGTTTTAGTCTCATTAGACCTATAATCTACAAATTTATAAGAGAATCCCTTTTTCTGTATCTCAATTTCAAAACCCATTTCAGTTGCCAGTGTTTCCATTTTTAATGGATTATACATGGTCTTCATTATACTATCACATAGTTTAATTACTGTTTTTAAATCTGAGTCAGAAAAAGATAAATGAGGATTATTTCTTACTTCTCGATTATAACAAATTTTAGATAAATAATTATAATCAGTATATTTATCGTTTAGTAAATGATGTTTGGTTTTTTTAGCCTTAGCTAAAACTTCCAATACTTTATGTACTATTGTACCGATTACCGCAGCTTTACCCGAAGGTTCTCGTTGTTTGCAGTAGTAAGTTAAATACCATTTAAACGGGCAATCAAGATAGGTGTCTAAAGAACTTTTTGAAGCGGATTCTATTTGCATATATTATATACCGTGCCTTTTTCATTTTGATCTAATAATTTTACTTTATAACCAAATTTTTCTAAAAATTTAATCTGGTTATCTGGTAAAAAACCCATAGGTGTTTTTACATCGGTCGGAACCTGTCTATATTTAAGAATATCTAAAATATAGTTAGCTACAAATTCAATTGTTGGTTTTTTATCTTTTTTCATCTCATTAACCGATCACAAGTTGTATTGTTTTTTCTAGATATCCAAGATATTTCTATATCTTCGCATTTAATTTGATCTATATATTCTAGACAAATATCTTTTATTTCTTTTAAATGCTTGGGTCTAATTTTTGATTCACCATTGATGCCATTTATTATATTTTTACAATCACCATATATTTCTACATTAGATATAGTATTTGATTGACTGTATTCGTTTAAGAATAGTAGTAATTCTTTTAAAGCTATAAATTCCGCTAAATTAGACGTACATACCTTTTGAGTTAAGCTGGAATTTTTTTGCTGTATAATGTTTCCATTTTGGTCATTAATTACAAAAGCCCAATACATTTTGTTTTTATTACAACGATAAGAGCCGTCAAAATAACATATTAATTTCATATATTGATGTAGTAAATAGTTTTTTTTGTATTAAGAATATAATTTAGAATACTACATTTATTTTTAAGTTTATTTTTAACATAAATTACTATATCTGAATTTTCTATAATCATTTTTGTTCTATTCATATTTTTTTTAGGAGAATACTCGCCTTTATATAAATACTGAACCTCGTTTGCGGAATTTAAAATCAAATTTCTTTCTTTTATATTTGATATCCATGAGTCTTGTTCGTTTTCATTAGAAAGATAAATATAGTAAGGAATTCTGTTTTCATTGCATGTTTTTGCAAATTCATAATCGCTACCACTATTTAAGCCGCAATATCCAACAACGGTTTTATTGATAGATTCTATCTGAAAGATATGCGATAGATATTCATTAAGAATTTTTCTTCTTCTATCGTTAAAATCATAACCCCCTAAAGCATATCCTTTAGGTCCAACTATACCTATATTAACTATTTTATTTATTTTTACCATGAGGATAAGACTCTTTTAAGCCCGCGTTAGATATTTCTACAAATCTAGAGTTAAGATAAAGCTCGCGTAAATTTAAAGCACCAGCGTAAGACATACCGGAACGAATTCCGCCGACAAGTAAATCTATAGTGTCTTTTACTGGACCGGTAGAATCAATAAAAAAGCATTCGCCTTCAGGTGTAATATCTGGACGATGTATATTGTTGTCTTTTTGAAACTTATAAGAGGACTGACCTCTGTATTCTTTATATGAATGTCCGTCGTGATAAATCAAAGGAGCGGGCGATTCATTACAAGATGCTAATACTTTACCAATCATAACGCTACTAGCACCAGCCGCTAAAGCTTTTACAATATCTCCGGAATTTTTAATTCCGCCGTCAGCTATGATATGATAATCTTTAGGATTTCGTAAATCTTCTATAGCTTCTTTTACATAATGAATAGCAGATAATTGAGGAATTCCATGACCGGTTTGTATTCGTGTAGTACAGGCAGAACCCGGACCTATTCCTACTTTGAATGTCTTAACGCCTATATTTATTAATCTTACTGCTGCCTGTTTAGTGCATATATTACCAACAATTAAGTTGACTTTATTATCTAAATTAATAAGAAGATTGGATATGTAATTTAATACATTCTCATTATCCGCATTTGCTATATCTAAACAAAGATTTAATTTGTCGGTATGAAATAAATCCATTAATTCTTTTATTTCTTCAAAAGAAGTTTTTAATCCTATGCTTACATATGGAACTTCTTTTGTGCTAATTTGATAATCTTTTATTTGAGCGTGATATTTCTCTTTTGATTTATAAAATCTATGAAAAATACCTAGCCCACCGCATGATCTTATAGATTTAGCCATATCTAATTCAGTTACGGTATCCATGTTAGCTGAAATAATAGGTATATCTAATTTAGTATTTCCTATTTTTGTTGAAATATCTATAGTAGAATCAAGTCTTGATCTAATTTTAGAATGATTGGGTATCAACAATACATCATCAAAAGAATACGTTTTATCTAGTATTTCTAGCATAGAAATTGTTTTCCTTTAGTTTATTTAATATAGTTTGATTTTTTTCTTCTATCGACATATTACTATTATCAATTATAACAGAATTAAGTGATTTAAAATCAAAATCATCCAGTGCAGTCTCTGTTATATCCGAATCGTTAAAAATATTTCTTTCTAATCTTATAATTTTACAATTATCTTTAAATTCGTTATAAAGTAATTTGATTTCATTTGGAAATCTTGCGTCATCTATTATAGCATAATCTTGTTTAGTTTTTCTGATTTTATTGATTGTCGCTAAAACCCAACAATCTGGATATATCCGCCTACATATATAGGTTCCAAATATTTTTAAAAATTCACGACCAGTTACATACTGTCTTTGAAAGTTTTTATATACCCCGTTAATCGTCCACAGTTCTTGACGCAAATCGTGTAATTGATATCCTTGCATTGGAAGATCAGACCACTTAATATGAGTAGGAGAGTCTTTTTCTTCATTTGTTCCGTATACATTTTTTTCCGATAAATTAAATAATTCGATTGCTAATCTTTTAAGTTCGTCAGCAAAAGAATAATGATTAACTACGGGATTGTACCATTCAGTATAAGTACCGTCTATACCATATCCTTTTGAAATTTCTGATGTTAAAAAGGCTCTTGCTGAGCTTTTCCCTGATTGTTTTTTACCGCTTATTATTATAATCTTATTTTCCATAAATAATTTTTCTTAATTCTGGCTTAATTATATAGTTTATATAATCAATATCAGTTTCACCTATATCTTTTTCTAAAAGATGTCGTAAACTAAAAATTTCAAAATCTTTAGACAATTGATCAACAATTCCGTTTTCTTTTAACATACTTTTTAAACCAGCGTGATCTGGATCAAATAATATGACTACTTTTTTGACATTATATTTTTTTATAAGCTTTATTTGTTCGTAACTTATAGATGTTCCTAATAGAGCAACTACATTATAGATACCTGCTTCGTGTAATCGCCATACGTCCATCGGTCCTTCTACGATAATTACAGTTTTTAACCGAAGAAGATATCTTTTAGAATTATTTAAATTGTACAGTATATTAGACTTGTAAAAACTTTTTGGTTGATGTAACCATTTAATAAAACTAGTTTCAATAGATCGTCCGGTAAATGCGACTAAATTATTTTCATCATCAAAAATTGGAACTACTGCACGATTATATAAAGTTTTGTTTTTATTAAGGCATTCAAAACACTGGAATTTTTCCATAGTGTTTTTACTAAATCCTCTTTTTTCAAAATATTTTGAGTAGTTATCTTTAGGCAAAACAGAAGAATCAAAAATTTTATTTGTCTTAACCGTTCTTTTGAATTCAATCTTCCCTATATCTTCTACTGATTGATTTTCTAAATATTTTGCTAATTTTTGTTTGGCTTCATCTAGCTCGCATTTATCAACAGCCATAATAAGGCCGATTAAACCCTTTGGATAATCTTCGTGGCAATTATGAGTCCAACAACGCCATCCGTTCTCAAAATTAAAACTAAAGGCACTAGCGTTGTCGCCGCCGTGAATAGGGCACTGGCATCTTAAACTTTCACTAAACAAAGGAAAGCCTAAGTCCTCAAATAAGCGATAAACTGACTGCTTATAAAGATGAGAAACTATCATCGTCTTTTATGTTTGAATTTTTACGCTTATAGCCATTATTCGATGATCCGCCATTAGAAACAATATTATCTAAATTCGATTTTCCTTCTTTTACTATACCTTTTTCTGGTTCAGAAAAGATATTTATATATTCTTTTTCTCTTAATCCAGACCCGTATCTAGCGGCAACAACTATTAATTTTCTATCGCCGTTAGTGTCTGGATCAATCATTCTATCTTCGTCACTCTTCTTTTTAATTATAGACAATGACGTACAAAGCCATAAAATTCTATCTGATCCTGATACAACGCCGGAATCTTCTCGATCTATACCGTCTCTATTTAATTGAACAAAGGTAAGAACTGGAACATCGTATTGTGTTGCAAAATTATGTAGATCGGTAGCTATTTGTCCTAAATACTGATATTCTTGATCGTTCCCTTTTTCTTTTAAATCCATTGTTTTAAGATAATCTAGAATAACAAGACAATCTTTAAATCTACCATTTTCGTCTAATCCTACATTTTTAAGTAACCATTTTTTAGCAATAGAAATTATTTTATGGTGACTCAATCCAGCAACTGGAACATATGAAAAATTATATCCGTCTATCTTTCTTTCTGCTTCAGCTACTTGTTTTAAAGTAGATTCACTTTTAGCAAAATTACCACTTTCAATATCTCGTATTGAGATGTTTGAATTCATAGCTAGTAATTTTGACATACAGGTAGACTCATTCATTTCAGTATCTAGGAACAGTACAGGTATTCCATTTTGTGCTACGTTATTAGCCATATTAAAACCTGTAGTAGATTTTAAAGATTTAGCACGCCCGCCGATAACATGAAAACCACCGCGACGTAAACCGCCTCCTATAGCTTTGTCAAATAAAGGAAAGCCGGTTGGAATACCTCTAATAGACTGTGGATTTGTAGCTAGATATTCTACAAATGAATGAATATTCTTGGAAACATCTACTATTTGATTTTGACCATTAATAATTTTAGACGTAAAATCAAATAAAACCTTCTCTACTGTGCTGGTTATATCTAATAAAGTAGCAGAAGCGTCAACGTTTTTTAATTTTTCTCTAGCGGCTACTATTCCCTGATCTAATCCTCTCAAAAGAGTTAGACGTAATAAAGATTTAGA